AACTTTTAAGGCATTTACAAAAGATGGATCAAAGAGTGCAAGAAAAGTTTTTATGCCAGTTCCATATAATTTAAGTTTTAAGTTATATGCAATGACTCAATACAACGAAGATTCTCTACAAATTATTGAGCAGATATTACCATACTTTCAACCATCATTTAACTTGACTGTAGATTTAGTCAAAGCAATTGGTGAGAAGAGAGATATACCAATGATATTAGATAGTGTCACCTTTGATGATAATTATGATAGTGGTTTTGAACAAAAAAGAGTTATAACTCATACACTAGGATTTACAGCAAAAACTTACTTGTTTGGCCCAGTATCAGATTCTGGTTCAGGTCTTATCAAGAAAGTTCAAGTTGATTATCACGCAAATACAAATACTAAGACTGCACAAAGATTTAAGAGATATGTTGCTACTCCTAGAGCACTTAAGGATTATAATGATGATGGAGTCACAAGACTTGCAGAGGATATTACAAAAACACAGAAGAAATTCTTGGTACAGAATACTTCAAGTTTAGTTGTAGATACTTACATTGCAATCGGTGATGAGTTGATGTTTATTAAAGAAATTGAGAACAATCACATAACCGTAAAGCGTGGTGAAGATGGAACAACTATAGATACTCATATAAACGGTGATGTAATTGATGCAGTAAATGCTGCTGATGATGCACTTGTTGAAGTTGGTGATGACTTTGGATTTAGTGAACAAAGGTTTGATTTACCAGACTTTAGAACATATAGTCCTACAAAAGGAGTTGATGTATGAGTAAGTTCGATGAAATAGATGAGTTTTTAGATGTTGAACCAGTTGGTGATTCAAAAGATAATCAAATTGAAAAAGTAAATAAAAAAGATGATCCAACTCTTGATTATGAATATTCAAGAGGTAACTTATATTCTTTAATTGAAAAAGGACAAGAAGCACTTAATGGTATTCTTGAAGTAGCACAAGGAAGTGATCATCCAAGAGCATACGAAGTTGCAGGACAATTAATAAAAAGTGTTGGAGATACAACTGATAAATTAATTGATTTACAATCAAAAATGAAAGAGTTGAATAAAGAAGAAAAAGATTCACCAAAAACAGTCAACAATGCACTATTCGTAGGTTCAACTTCTGAACTTTCAAAGTTATTGAAAAACGGAGTTCTAAATAATAAGGTAGAAAAGGAAGAAGAATGAAGTCATTCAAAGAATTTATACAAGAAAGTAGTTTGACCAGACTGAAAAGTAAGTCAGATAAAGGTGGTATGGCCGTTCTTTCTGGAAGTCGTGGAGATAAATCTGCAAAAGAAAATCGTGCGAGAGCAAAGCAATTAGATAAAGATATTCGTGGTAAAGGTTTACCTGGTGCAACTAAAGTAACTGGTAGATATGATGAGAAGGATGATAAAACTGGTGAAGTTACTAAAGTTAAAGAACGTTCTCATGTTGTAACTTCTGGTAAAATGGGCAAGAGAAAATTTAAAAAGGCAATTAAAGCATTAGGTAAAAAATATGATCAAGATGCAGTTATCACACAAACAAAAGGTGGTGGGGGTGCTACACTAAAGAGAACTCGTAAAGGTGCACTGCCAAAAAGAAATATACCAATCGGGAAGATGAGGCCTGGCAGAACAGGTGAAATGGATACTCGTATTAAAGGTAAAACATTTACTTATGAATCATATCTTCGTATTCAAGAAAGAGGTAAAACTTATAGTATGGTAATTAGTTGGAGAGGTAAACTAATTAATTCTCAAATGTTTTTCCCATCATTTAAGAGACCAACCAAAGCAGAAATAACAGCAGAAGTACAA